AAGCGACGACCTGGGTGCCGGGTGCAGGTCCGGACTTGCAATCACCGAAGCCACTGGCGCAGAGTCTTTTCCCTCACTGAGGAGGGAAAGATGGATAACGGACAGAGCGGCCCGATCATGCCGGGCGTTCCGGGCGCGCCGCCGGAAATGCAGGTGCAGATACAGAACCTGATTGCGACGCTGGAACCTGGAATGCGGGCGGTATGCGGGACGATGGTGCGCGGCCTTCTAGTTAGCTCGCCGGGCGTCAACCCGGCGATTCTGCTGAACCTGATCGCGTTCCACACGGGCAATATGCTCGCGCAATCGCTGCAAGGCGATATCGCAACGCTGCATACCCTGCGCGAGGGCTTCCGGGAGGCCTTCAAGGAGGGGATCAAGGCGGCGCCGCTGATCAAGCCGCTGGGCAATATGCCGGGCTCCGCCTCGATGCCGGTGCCGCCGGCATGAAATACACAAACACAGTTACCTGCGAGGTCTGCCGAGCGATAGTCGGGATCGGAACCCGGTGGATAAAGGTGGCCTACGCGGAAGGCACGAGCGGGGATTACCAATGCGTAGGCTCCGTCCCGGCCGGTGATTGCCCGATCTGCCGCAACCGCCTGAAGGTCCCACTTTGGTTTTGGAGCACGCCATGACGGGGCACGCGGTAACGTTCCGGACGGTCGCGGGAAAGCCTACGGCCTCCTGTACTTGCGGCTGGACGCCGGATGATTCTTCCCACGAGGATACGATTCAGCAGGGGGTCGACCGACATCTTAGGGCGGTCGATGTTCTAGATAAGGCGCTTCGCGTAGATCGCGCGCGCATGAGACTCGCTCTACTCGGCGTGCAGGCGCTTGCAGAGTCAATGCGAGAGGATGCTGACCCAGTTACTATCCGGGCAGGCCTGGATATCATCGTGCAGATGGCAAGGATGGCGCAATAGAACGGTCGTGTTAGTCTCCGCTCCGCAAGGGAACGGAGACTCGCATGTTCGGCCACTTTAGTCAGGTCGTTATCAACGGAAGCAACCTCGGCAACGCTCTCGCGGACCTCCTCCTGGCCGAGGAGATTATCCCGGGCGATCAGCCCTCTTACGAACTCTGCAAAACGATCTGGCTCTACCACCCGCTCGGCAACAAGATGGTGCAGTCGCCGATCGAAATGGCGCAGTCGCAGGTGCGCGAGATCAGCATCCAGAAATCGCCGGGCGACCGGGTCAAGGACCGGTTTATAGAGCAGTGGGAAACCGACGGGATCGATGAGGTGATCCTGAACGTCATGGCGACCGCGCGCGCCTACGGCGTTGCCTCGGTCGCGCTCGTGACGGAGGAGACGCCGCCGGATCAGGTGATCGACGTCTGGAAGCTTCCCAACATGACGATGGCCTATTCGGTCTTCGACCCGCTGAATACGGCGGGCTCGCTGGTGCTCAACCAGGACCCGAACGCGATCGACTTCATGAAGGTCACCACGATTGCGGTCTCCGGCAAGGCGTATCATCGGAGCCGGACCGTGACGATGATGAACGAACGGCCGGTCTATATCGCCTACACGAGCGCGGCGTTCGGCTTCGTAGGCCGGTCCGTATTCCAGCGCGCGCTATTCCCGCTCAAGTCCTTCGTGCAGTCGATGGTATGTGACGACCTGATCGTCAAGAAGGCGGGCGTGTTCATTGCGATGCTCGGAACCGCCGGCGCGATCATCGACAAGATCATGCAGACGGCGGCCGGGCTAAAGCGCCTCTTCGTGCAGCAATCCACGAATGGCAACGTGATCTCGATCGGCAAGGACGAGAAGATCGAGACGCTAAATATGCAGAATATCGATGGCGCCTACGGCATGGCGCGCAAGAATATCCTGGAGAATATTGCGGTATCCGCTGACATGCCTGCCAAGCTGCTGAACAGCGAGACGTTCGCGGAGGGCTTCGGCGAGGGGACGGAGGACGCGAAGCACGTCGCCCGCTATATCGACCGGGTGCGCAGGCAGATGTGGCCGCTGTATCGGTTCTTCGATCGGATCATCATGCACCGGGCTTGGACGCAGGACTTCTTCAAGGAGATGCAGGAGGAGTATCCGGAGGATTACGGCAGTGCGAAATATAAAGACGTCTTCTTCCAGTGGCAGAATTCCTTTCAGGCGCTCTGGCCCAGCCTGCTAATCGAGCCGGACTCCGAGAAGGCGAAGACGGACGACATCCGCCTGAAGGCGGTCATCGCTACGGTGCAGGTCTTCGCGCCGATGATGGACCCGGAGAACAAGGCGACGCTGATGGGCTGGGCGCAGGACATCATCAACCAGAACGAGACCCTATTCCAGTCGCCGCTGCTTCTCGACCTGGAGGCGCTCGCGAACTATGACCCGCAGGCCCAGCAGCAGGGCGAGGAAGGCCAGGGAGAGGGCGGAGGCGGACCGCAGGAGCCGCCCACCCCGAAGCCATTCGCCGCAACGGACGAGGCCGTAGGGCGTCCTGGGCGGCGTCTCCCGCGGTTGGAGGATCACGAGCTAGAGCAGTTGATCTCGGCGACGGAGCAAGAGATCGAGGCGGGCCGGATCGCCGCGCCGGATTTCTCTAGGAAAAACAATGTAACCAGCGTAACCACGGTTACACCGAAGCGGGATCGCGCCGCCTATATGCGCGAGTACCGGTCACGCGGACGGGGGTAATGCCCGACAAGCTGAAGTCCTTCCAGGCCGTCCTGACGGAGGCGATTGCCGACCTCGTGGACAACGGGTTCGACTCGATCGAGCGGATCGAGCGCTGGACCCGCGAGCTACGGGAGGCGGCGCGCCGGAGCCTCGCCTCGGCGACCTCGCTGGAGCAGCAGCTTAGGGACGGGCTCGCGGCGATCTACCGCAAGATGGTCGACCAGGGTGGGGTCATGCGGATGGCGCCGGGCGTCGCCGCCTACCGGCTGGAGCAGATCAAGCCGAAGCTACGTCTTGAGTTGGACAAGCGCATCATGGCGTCGGCGAACCTCATCAAGCTCAACCGTGACGAGGCGATCGAGAAGACGCTCCGGCGCTTTCAGGGTTGGAGCACCTCCATCCCGAAGGGCGGCGTCCCGGGCCAGAAGAAGGCGAAGGTGAAGACGCTCGTCCGCAAGTCGCTCGCGCAATTGCCGTTCGAAGAACGAAGAGTCCTGATCGACCAGGGTCATAAGCTTACCGCGTCTATTTCGGAGATTGTGGCGTCGGACGGAGGAGCGATCGCCGGGAGGTGGCGCTCCAACTGGCGCCAGCCCGGGTACGACTTCCGCGAGGATCACAAGGAGCGGGACAACCAAGTCTATCTGATGCGGGATAACTGGGCCCAGAAGGCAGGCCTCGTCCGGCCGGGAGAAGCAGGCTACTATGACCAGATTACGGCGGTCGGGCAGGAGCCGTTCTGCCGCTGCTATATGAAATGGATATTCAACCTTCGCGACCTCCCGGCGGATATGCTGACGCAGGCGGGCCGGCGGAGCCTGACCGCGGTCGGGATGCTGGCTAACGCGACGCAGGCATTCGCGCGCACGGATGCGATCGACCTCTATTCGGACCCGATGGCGACGGCGGTGGAGTTGGACCGGTGCTGCTTCCTGACGGGCGTGGGGCAGATCGCGGTCGTTCCGGACAAGGATAAGTGGCATTCGGAATACGACCCGGACACCGACGAGGTGCTGCTTCAGGCGAAGTGGGAGCGCCAGCTTTACAAGACGAAGGTCCATATCGTCCTGCATGAGGCCGGGCACCGGGGACACGAGCGGATCGCGCCGGACTGGTGGAAGGACTTCCTGGCCGAGAACCTCGATGACTTCGCGCTGTTCGTCGCGATCGCGAACGAGGCGCATAAAAAGGACTTCATCGAAACCGGGAAGGTCGAGAGCGGGCTAGGGCAGGAGGTCTTTGCCGAGAGCTACGCGCGCGCCTGCCTGGGCGAGGACCTGCCGGAGCCGTTGCGGCGCTTCTGGGGCCCGAAGCTCGCGCGCGCGGTGCTGACGCACGGCGAGGCGGACTACACGCCGGTCTGGCACAACAAGGTTACCCGGTGCCAGCGGTGCAGCATGTTTGCGAGGCTCGGCCCGGCGACCGTCGGGAATGCCTGTACGGCGGTGATGGG